AGGGACTCCACTGCCGTGATCTGTTCCAGAAGACACATTTAGACTATCGTTTAAAACGGCAGCATTAGTTGCAAAAACCCACGCCTTCGCCAACCCCTGTTCCAGAGACATAGTAGCAGTAGCACCAGCCGTTACGGTGATGTCGTTGGCGGTGGTCTTGCCAGTGAGGGTATCTACTTTTATCTCAGACATCAGGCTAAGTCTCCGTGAAAAACAACGCAATTACTGTGCATATCGATTAAAGTTCCAGTACCGAAATTTGTAGAACCATAACCTTTGGTTGTTATGTTAGGGGTATCCAAACCATTGCTATCTTCTCTGTTGGTGAAAACAACGCGAACATAGCCTGATGTGCCTGTCATAGCATAATAAGCATCATCAAAAGCATTCGTTACTGCAATGTCAAAATTTCCTGTGGCACTATCTGTGATTGAACTAACGCCGAAACTACCCCTGTTAATGTTGTTGGCTTGGTCATAAAAAACAAAAGCCTTCGCAGCACTTTGCTTAGTCAGGGTAACTGGACTGGTGCCATTACTCGCTGTGATTGTGTCTGCTCTTAACTCGCTCATGCTATCACCAGATTACCGCCGGATGTTACCGTCAGTGTTACCCCTGTTGCTACAGTCAATGGCCCAGCAGCCAGTGCGTTTTCATCTGCGTCAATGGTTGTATTGGTGTCTAGCTGCTTCTGATGCACACGGAAGATGTCACCGCCGCCAGCGTTAATCTCACCATTCTCACCCTTGAAGGTACCGCCGCCGCCGCTGTTGGTTGATGTTACAAGGGCTTTACCTTGAAAGTTTACATAGAAGTCATCAGTAGCAACAATGCTGCCTGTCATAGATAAGCTAGTGCCGTTTACAGTGTATGCAACAGTAGGTTCCTGACGGACATTGTTTACAAAAACTTCTATTTCTGCAGCATTACCTACGGGATGGTCTAGCGTAAAGGACGTACCAGTGCCACCAGTCAAGTCCTGATAGGCCATTGCTGTGGTTTGTACTGCTGGTGATAAGCCAAGATAAGGCATTATACTCTATCCCTTACGTAATGTCAAGATGGCTGAGAACAACATCTGCAGATGATGCTGTATCAGATGTTACAGTAAGTGTATCACCCGGCTCCATAACAACCTTTTGGTCTCCACCAACCACAACTAAAGAACCACCAACTGGAATAGGTGCTGCTTTAACAAGGTGAACATTGTCAACTGCACCGCTAGTACGTCCAGAGCCATTCAGCTTTACGTCTACAGTGATTTGAGTTGTCACGATGTTAGCAATACTTAGTCCAATAATGGTGGTTTCTGTGCTTGATGGACAGGTGTATATGGTAGCTGCACCAGTGCCTACTGCCGTATCTGTCTCACATAAAAAAGCGTTTGCCATATTTTACTCCAAATGTACACTAATTATACCATATTTGTAATGGTTTGTCAAGTACTTTTTATTATCCTAATGCAATAGCTAGTGCAACTGCTGCACCATTTGCGAATGCCTGTGTAGACACGGTTCCTGATTCATCAGCAAATGTGAAGATTCTGTTTGATGTCGGGTCTGTAATTGCAAGAGTAGTTGTAACGCTATCTCCTGTTGTAGAACCGTCAAACACAATACCTGTGTCAGACAGATTACCGGCTGAACCCAAGCTACTATCTACGTATGCTTTAATAGACTGCTGTGTAGCAAGGGCAGTGTCGCTATTAGATGACAAATTATCTTGGTCAAGAATAGCTGTTACTGTTGAGCCACTAGCAAGTGTTAAATTACTGAACGTAGCTGCCGCTGCACTGTTAGCACCAATTGTTGTGCCATCAATCTCACCACCAGCAATGTCTACTTTAGTAATGTCAACTTCACCAGTGCCGTTTGGTGTAGGTGCAATGTTACCATTAGTATCTGTAGATGTAATGGCGTTACCATTTAAGTTTAGATTGTCTACCTGCAATTCTGTAATAGCACTACTTGCACCGATTGACACACCATCAATAGTTCCACTATCAATATCAGCTTTAGAAATGTTTACTTCGCCAGTACCGTTTGGTGTTAAATTAATATTACCATTGGTATCTGTGCTGATAATAGTGTTACCGTCAACATTAATATTACCAATGGTTGCACCGCTACCATTTAGCTTCAAGCGTTCTGCTGCTGTAGCACCTGCTGACATAGTTTTGAATACCATGTCAAATTCTTCAGATGTAGGTGTCAAACCTGTAGCTACAGATTCAATAACGCCGCCTGTTTCAATTGTGCTTGCTGCAGTCTCAGTTGAAAACTCAACACCTACACCAATACCCACAGCAGGTGTGCCTGTGCTTTTAGCTTGCAGCTTCAGTACATCTGTAACACCGTTGGTAGTAGCATTTTCTACATCAAGTAGAACACCGACATCAGCTTGGTGTGTAAGCGTTACCTCACCGTCAGCACCTAGATTAATAACAGCAGCATCAGAAGATAATGACACATCATCATTTACTACAAGGTCATCTGATACTGTAACACCTGTTGATGTAACTTCTAGCTTTGTTGCACCGCCCTGCTGTAATTTAAGACTGCCAGTGCCAGCGTCATTAATAATGCTATCACTTGCATTGTGAAATATTTCTAGGTCATTACCTGTACCAAATCTAATCTTATCATTGTCAATAAGGTCAATGCCTGTGCCAGCAGTAACATTACCGTTAGCTAGTATTTCACTAAGTTCGTTAGCACCAGCTATTTGCCCATCAACATATGCTTTGATTGATTGTTGTGTAGCTAGTGACGTATCACTATTGGACACAAGATTGTCTTCATCAAGGATAGCAGTGACTGTAGCACCGCTTGCCAGTGTCAAATTTGTACTTGCTGTAAGATTAGTAAACGTACCTGCTGCAGCAGAATTAGCACCAACGATTGCCCCATCAATAGCACCTGCATCAATATCTACAGTGGGAAGATTAGCTGTGCCTTGAAGATGTAAGTCTTTAAACTTTAGTCCTGTTGTACCTATATCTAATGTGTTATTACTTTTTGGTTTAATGTCTGTAGTGCTTGCCACAAAATCTTGGGCAGGTCCAAGTACAGTAACAGGACCACCTTCACCAGATGTTCCGTCATGTGTATGACCACTGCTACTATTAAAGGCAGCTTCAATGGCATCATATTCACCATCGAAGTCAGCGGCGTTAATAATGTTACCATCAGCAATATTATTGATGGTATCGGTTCTAGTGTAGCCTGTTCCCATAGTTTTTACCTTCTATCGTTTAATCCATATTCAACTGTCAGTGCATCAATTGAGTATGGTGGGTTTTGGTCATTTGATTCAAACTGAAATGACACTGTAAATCCTGAACCAACAACTTGTGTCTGAAATAGTTTTAGTAGCTTTGTACCAAATCGTGTGACACCAAATGTTCCGCTACCAAAGAAACCAACAGTACCCTGCGTGTTCAAGATGCTAATTGGTGCGGGTTGTATTGTACCCTGACTATCAAAGTCCAACTTCAAACTTACATCAAATGCGACACTACCTTGCGGGTCAGTATACAAAAACAGTTTGTAAAATGTCTTGCGTTTACGTGGGTCACTGATTGGCAAATGCGGTGTAGCAAAGGTAGTTTGAATATTCAAACCATCAAACGAGTTGCCACTTTCCATCTGGTATAAGTAGCCATCATCATTTGCAAATAGTATTACTTCTACGTTTTGGTTATAGTCACTATCCGCTACGTAAGCCCGTATGCCTCGTGTCTCTGCCCAAGCCATGCCCTCACCACCTTGAGGCGCAAACTGTGTTGCTAGTATACCTTGAGCATTTTCCTGCGTAATATTATTGTTATAACCAAGTATTCTATACTGTGATTTCTCACGAATTACACAACTTGTAAATGACGTGTTTGCAGAAATAAAACCTGTCATTGTATTTTGGATTGTTTTAGATACAACAGCTAATCCAAAGTCACCTATTCTATCTGTTCCGCTAAGTAGTCTTAACCCGTCTGGGCCAAGAAACATTACGTCACCACCTATTTCTTGTACAGTATCTGAATCAATACACCCAATGTCTACTGTAATTGGCTGCATTGAAAAGTCTGCAATAGTAGTGCCTGTTAGCTGGTGAATACTGTTTTCAGTAAAGATAATTAATTGTTGTCTAAACACAGTCAGTGCAGTAATTGTACCACCAACATTTATACTTCCTGAACCATTGGCTGCTGAAAAGTCTGTGTCTGTATATGGCGCAGTAAATGTTACTGTCGTACCTTTAGCAAAGAATAAATGGTTTTTAACTTCTGCTACAAAGGTTGCACCAATTACATCTGTAGGTGCATCTAATAATACTGTAAACGTAGTATTGTCATAAAGTGCTGGTTCATTTAACCCATCAACAATTGCAATCTTTTCCGTGCCATTAAAGTTATACTTAGCAAATCTAGTTTTGTTGGCATTTTCTCTGCTTGTTGATAAGAAAGTAATTACTGCATCATCTGCTGGACTACTTGCAAGTGCTGGGTTAATTGCTAATGTAGCACCGCCTGATGACACTGTTGCGTTTGCTGTGACTGTGTAAATTAAATCTACACCAGCAATTTTAAATGCGTCACCTGCTTGTGGTGCAGAATCCAAACCATCTATTATTAGACTGCTACCAGTTTGACTAGCACCATTTACAAGTGGTGTACCATAATCAGGCACGTTAATCTTTGTAAAGCCACTGCCACCAGTTTTAAATATGTCAGCATTTTTACAGACAACGGCACTGTCTTCCCATGCTGCAACACCTATAGCTAAATAATTAGATGTTGTTGTTTTAAAAGTTACAGCCGCTGCATTTGCAGGACTGCTGGCTAATGTAGTTGTAAGAGTTAATGTGGCTCTGTTATTTGTAGCATCGAATGTAACACCACCAGATGCAATAGTATAAGTGCCAGTAACTCCTGCTATTTCTAATGTATCACCAGCAACTGGTGTAGTATGTATTGAAGCTACTATTAAGGTTGTACCGCTTTGACTAGCACCGTGTACTACAGGTGCGCCATAAGGTGGAATAATAGCACTATCGTATTTATCATATCCTTCAATGCGTCTGTAACCACCCTCAACAGAAGGCTCAAAGTTACGTAGTATTCGTGCGCTTCCCGGTGCGTTTGTACCTTGCTGCAAAGGGGAAAGGTTTGTTATAAGACCACCACGAAACTCGACTGGATAGGTTTGCCATGCATCCATTGTGATAGCCTCTTAAATACCGAAGCCTGTACTTGCTCCGCCTGTAGCACCAGTAAGCATATACGACCTTACGTATGGTGTTCTATTAATAAGTTGTGAACGCATATGCTTAATACCTTCGTCAAATTTTTCTTTCATTACCAATGCGTCTTGTGTGTTACCTCTAAAAAGATACCCGTAGTGCATTGCACCATCTACAATAATATGTTGAAATCTTTCTGGTATTGTGGGAACGTCTGTCGCTGCAGACAAATCTGTTGGAAAGTTATAATATTCATAGACCAGTTCATAGGCTTTGTTTGGCTCTGGTGTCATAATAAATTTAAGGTCAGGTGCCTGTGCTACTTGGGTAGGCACACCCTGACCAAGAGATGAACTGTACTCTTGTTCTACATATCTATCTAAATAATCTTCGTATGCAATTTCAGTAAGTCGTGTGGTGGCGTTACCTAATGAGGTATTTTCTTTAATACGAAAAGACTTAAAATTAATAACTTTAGCATCTGTAGGAAATGCATAACGGCTAGTATTAGCTACTAAAGTTGTTTCTTGTGTGTTATGATTAAAAGGCCAAAAGTATTCTGATTGATTTAAATATCTAATAGAGGCATTAACTGCATCTTTAGCTTGTGAGTAAAAGCCTGTAGCCGAAGCAAAATTAGCTGAACTGAGTTCTACCTCATTCAGCCTTCTGTTCACTGCATTTACTAAGCCAAGAAAATCATATGCCATGTTATGTCCTTAATGAAAGTGAAGGGGCAAGTTGCCCTGCCCCCTCAACTATTTAGGCAAGTGTGTCACGGTCTACTTCGTTAGCAGCCGTATCACCTTGGTCACTGATGTCCATCATTACAGCGTAAGCACGTAGCTTACCTGCTGTAAATGACGCACCACTACCAGCCAATACAAAGTCAATTGTATCAGCAGTTGTAGATGGTGCTAATCCATCAATTGAAACCTGTGGAGCGTAAGCACCGTCAGTCGCACCATCAATGTCCAGTGCCGCAGCAAACTCATCGACATCACCACCAGTGAAGCCAAGAGCAGCAGTTGCATCTGTAGCCGTATTCATAGTTGCAGATTCTACAACTTGAAAACCTGCTGCCATGATTAGTGTGTTAGCAGGTACGGTAATTGCCTGAATAGTATCGCCGGGAGCAATGCTATTTGTAGTCAGGTCAATTGTCACATCAACATAGTACGGGTTACGTCCACGCTGTGAGTTCCCTGAAGCGGGATGAAGAAGTGCAGTAATGTTAGCCATGTCTTATTCCCCCTTAAACCAAGTTAAACTTAGCGTTCACAAGTGCTTCTGGACGAAGAATCTTGCGACCGTACAAATGCATACCACGAACAATGTCAGCGAAGCTGTCAGGGTCACGATATGTCTCAGTCTTATTAATCTGCTCTGCAGTGGCTACAGCAGATGAATGTCCACCAACAATCACACCGTAGTTGGATGCGTTAGTACCACCAGTGGTATCTGAACCCGTTCCAATTGAAGGTAAGTTGTTTGAAACATACACTTGGAAGCCGTGCAAGTTATTGATTACCAGACCGTTTTGAAGGCCAGAACCACCAAAGTCTGAGTTCAAAAGTTTTGAATCTTCGTCCTTCAGTACTTCCATGAATACTGGGTCAATTACGAGCCAGCGGCCTTGAGTGTCCACATTTTGCTGGTCTAGCTTACGAGCCATGCGAGCAATAATCATGGTTGGATTAGCATTACCTGAACCCGGTACTGAAGAAGCACCCGGCAAGCGTGGCTGAATACCAATTGATGAACCACCTGAACCGCCAAAGTCATCAGCTTCCAGCTTCATTGAAGACAGTAGTTCGTCTGTACCTGCAGTTGAAACAGCAACAGAACCATTTACAGTTGTATTAACTGTGTCTGGTGCGCCGTGAATTGCAGACTGTTTGAAACCTGACAGGTAGCCAAGAACGTCTTGGTCAAACTGGTCAGCAAGGCGATACGCAGCACGGTCGCTTGCCAGTGACTGGAAGTTTACGTGTGAGTGTGCCTCTTCAATGTCGTCAACCTTAAATGCAAAGTAGTTAGCTTTGTCAACTGTCAGATTGAAGTCTTCGTCATCAAGGTCTTGAGGAGTGATTGTAGTACCACGCTCATATGCCTTAACTGTAATCTCTGGTTCTTTGATGATTTTAACTGAATCGCCCATTGAAGCGATTTCACCAAAGTAATCAGAGTTGGTGATTGCCTCACAAACAGCGGCCTTGCGGAAAGCAAGTTGCACCTGTTTGGAGTAAATTACTGGTGAGAAATTACCATTAGGCAGGTTCCCATATCCAGCAGCGGAAGTAAAAGCCATTTCCATCTCCTGTTATTAGCTTTACAGATGCAAACATTACAAGTCTTAGCAGAGGCTGAATAACGTAGGGTGTGTATTCTAGTTAGGTGGCCGCCCAACTATTCAACAGGCCATGTTTATCAGGTAATCCGAAAGGGTTATTGTTGTTTGCTGATTGTAAATGTAACTAAGTAGCTATCTCAGTTACACTTACCTGACTATAGTTATACTTAAAAATAACTACTTGTCAACTCTTTTTTACACATTTATCTAGCAGAGCCAGATACATCATAGATAAACTTACCAGAACGGATAGCTTCCATGATTTCGTCAGACCGCTTTTCGTACTCTTGCGGTGACATCTTTTGTACCTGTGATTCCTTTAGATACGTAGTTGCCTCATTTTCCTGCGGCTTACTACGTGAATCTTTTGTCGATACAGACTTAGCTGCAGCTTTATCTGACTTAGGCTTTTCTTTACTGATGCCCATATCAGCTTTGTACAAGTCAATAGCTCTAGCGGCAGAACGTGCGTCATTGTCATTATCATACAGCGCATCTTGTACCCACTTAGGCTGTTCTTCTGCCCACTCGTGGAACTCATCACTGTCACGGATGTCACCAAAGTCTGGGTGAATACGCATTAGTTCTGCTTCAGCTTTTTCTTTTGAAGCACTAGACTGCAACTCATCAATTGCTTTCATACGTTCTTCCAGTGCTGTTGACTGTTCACGTGCCTTTTTCATAGCAATTGTTTCAACGATAGCCGCTACATCTGGGTAGTCTGCTGCCCACTGTTCGATGTCCTCATCAGACTTAGGCAGTTTCATTTCTTTTTGTGCAGCTTGACTGAGTTGAGATTTTAGTGTTTCAATCTCTTTCTTTAACTCTTCAGACTGTTGTTGTTGATGCCTACGCAAGTCAGAGTAACGCTTCTTAAATGTTTTCTCTTCTGCGCTAGTAGGTTCAGCTTCTTCTGGTTCAGCAGTAGCTTCTTGCTCTACTTCACCTTTCTGTTCCTTCATCAACTGTTCTAGTTCTTCTTCTTCCATTTTACGTTTTTCTTCGTTAGTGTATTTACGATTTGCAAACGCAATCTTCTTTTCAGGCTTCATTTCTTCAGCCATAATAGCTTGTTCTGCCATTGTTTGTACTTCCTTTTGTTGGGGCCAACGTAGCCACGCCGGGGTGGGGGATGGGTAGGCCAACTAATTGTGGATTATTTTTAAAAGCTATTCCACTTTGCTTCATTTGTTTTTAACGGAAACTGCCGCCATAGCCGCCAGTGCTTCCGGGTGCGCCACCACCCATACTACCATGACCGCCGCCACTGCCGCTAGAGTCATTGCCGCCTTTATCGGGGCCGCTACCGCTACCTTTTCCCATAGCACTGTCATCAAATGATGTGCCTTGCTTACCTATATTTCCTGATGTTAAGTCACTACGTCCCGCAGCTTCTAGTGCTGCATCAATTTCTGCTTGCACATCTGCAGAAACTGTACCTGTTTCTGCCATTGATTCAACAGCCGCTTGTTCTGCAGCAATTTCTGACCTTGACATATCTTCTTCACCACGTCCCGGTCCTGTAAGTCCAGCATCTGCTTTATCTTCATTTTTTGTATCTGTGTGTGATGGGTCAAAATTATCATAATTTTCTTGTTGTGCGGGTGTCATTTTATTATTATAAGTATCTTCGCTAACATAACCGCCACGCCAGCCTGACGAAATACCTTTACTTACAGTGTCTATCATATCGCTAATAGAAGCATAAGCTGCTCCCGGTGCCGCAACACCATTACCCGCAAAAGCAGAATCTACAGTCATCCCATGATTACCAACAGCAGTGCCTGTAGTTGGATTAATGTTTCCGGGTTTATAACCAAAAACACCATTTAATTTAACACCGTAGTTTTGTTCATACGCCATAACATTCAGTGCTTGTTGTTGACTTAATGCTATAGCACTTTGACCTGTGGCCCCAACAAACTGGCCTTTAGCAACCGCTTCAAGAGTAGCTTGGTCTAGTGTGCCAGTCATTCCTGATTGGGGTGCTTTACCAAATGCTGTAGGGACATCAAACCCAAATGCACTAGCAATAACACCTAATGTACCACCACCGGGTATACCAGCGTATCCAGTAATGCCTAAATCTGATTGCGCCTTTGCTGCTGCCGCACTTAGACCGCCTGTACCTGTTCCTCTTGTTGTTGACAGTCCTTTATATCCTGTACCTGATACACCCACTTCTCTATCTCCACCGCCTTCATCACGAACGGTTGTTTTACCAACAGTAGGTGCTACAGTTGTCTGTTCTTCTTCAGGTGCTGGTTGGTCTCCAATAGGACGATAGCCTTCAGGTATTGGATAAATAGGTCTACCATCTTTAAATGGTATTTGTAATGTCTGACCTGCATCGTTTATATATGTACGTAACTCATCGTATTGACCCGGTTTGCTGCCAACTGTTTCAGCAAAGGTAGGCAAGTTAGTTGTCTGCAAAGCCGTTTGAAACTGTGGACCAGTAAACTGCACGGGCTGGAAATAAGGTGTTGCACCACCATAAGGTGTGTAACCTGTCTGTCCACCACTAGGAACTTGATAGCCAGCAATACCTGTACCCGGCAGTGTGTATGTTCCTGTGCGTGGGTCTACTTGTGTAGGCTGTGAATATGGCTGTGTAGGCTGCGGGATAACAGGTGGATTGTAACCACCAGTTTGAAATGCTCTAGCTGTTTGGTCTTTTACTGACTTTTTCATATCGGCTGCACCTGTACTTTATCACGCATATTTTCTGGTATATCTGAAATATCTGCAACAAAAGATGTTTCGCCCATGTATGTAACCATACCTGCTTTTGCTCTATCTCTTGGGTCTTGCATCTGTTGTTGCTGGTTAGGTATAGTAGGTGAAACGTAACCACCTTGCTGCATATTATACTCTTCTTCATCTTCCACGTCAAGGTCATACATATCAAATGGCAAGTCATCTTCTACGGTAGCTTCTTCGCTATTACCCATCTGACCCATAGCTTCCATCTGTGCCAAGCCTTGCTTTGCTTCTTGACGCATACGCATTAAATTTTCAAGACCGATATATCGCACTACATCTGCAGGAAAAACAAACTCGCCTTCACTCAACTGAGCAGGAATGTCATCACGTACTTCTTCACGCAATGAACCGGGCGGTACTTCGTTGCCTGATTCCTCATCAACCATACCGCCTTCATCCATAAGGCCACCCTCATCAAAGCCACGTTCTACAGGCTCAAAGAGTTCCATTTGTGTTGCCATACGTTTAGCCATAGTATTATCCTTCAGCTTGCGCTACGTCCTCACGTAAACGTCTTATCTTACGCAGTGCTTCAACAGCACCTTGTGCCTTATGCACAGTAATCATATTCTCAGATTGTTCTAATACTTTGTGTTGCTGTGCAATAAGCACATCTAAGTAATTACTGAAGTGGTCCCATTGGCGGTTGCTGCTGACCAGCCCCTTCAGCTTGCTGAGTATTTCCTTGTCCATTCGCACTAAATCCTTGTTCACCCGGTACAGGAACCTGTCCAGTACCTACGTTGCCACCACCTGCACCTGTTGGGTCCATTGCATCTGCACCCGGCGGTGGTGTCATACCACCCTGCTCTGGTTGCATTGGCTGTTGGAAGCCCTTCATAATTTCTGCTTGCAGTGCAGCTTCGTCCATATTGTTGGTTACTTTGTCGGGGTCTAAGTCCATAGACTTTGCAATCTCACGGATTACATACTGGAACTTAGCAAAGGGTGCAAGTGCTGGATTACTTGCAATCTGTAAGAACTGCATTAAGCGTTGGCTACGTACTTCATTAGCCATAAGACTTTCTGTACCCCGTGCCTTAACTTCTAAGTCTCCTTTGATTTCTGGGTCAAAGTCAAACTGCATATTAAAGCGGAAGAAACCTTCACCAAGTGGGCGAAGCAGATAGTCGTCTACATTCTTAATAACTGTTTTGGTGCTACCTTGTGCAGCACCCATTAGCATTGAGATACCTGAAGCTGTACGGCCTACACCAGATACACCTGTCTGTCCATGTGCAAATGATGGGAAGCCTGTGCTTTCATCTGCCAGCACACGTGCTTTATCAAACAGCATCATGTTTTCAGAAGACACGTTAGGGAACTTTGTACCGAAGATAGCTTGACCCGGTGCGCCGCCCTGTCTGCGGAATACCTTGCCCGGATATAGTGACAAGTCCTGACCCGGCACTAGGTTTGTTTCGTCTACCTCAACAATCAAGTTGCCAGACAGTACAGCGTTATCAACAGCCATACGCATAAAGCCATTCATTAGTGTCTGCGTATCGTCCATGTTCTCTGCAATACCTACACCAAAGAATGAATATGGGTTCAATTCATATGGTGCAGCAGAGTATGGAATCTTAGATGGCTTGAATGGATTAAGAACCATACGCATTAGTTTGCCGTTACAAATCCAAACATTAGCTTGCAACTCATCAAACTCTTTTAGTTCTTTTGGAATATCTACGCCCTGCTCTTCAAGCAGTTCAGTATCAACCATGCCCCAATACTCAAGCACTTCAAAGCGGTCAACGCCATGCTCTGGTGCATAGTCGGCTAAATCATCTTCCCAATACTGCTTGGTGTAGTTTTCACCCATAGCAATAACTTCGTTGATAACTTCGCCACGGAAGTATGGACGCTTCTTTAGGTTACGTAATTGTGTACGAGACATCTTGTGACGTTCAATCACATACTGTGCTTCATCCATATTGTTAGCATCTGGGTCTGGGTAGAAGTTCCAGACAGATACGTGATTTACTTGTGGAATTGTTTTGAACAGTGGGTCATACTCGCCATCGTCATTCCAGTTAGGATATTCTTTGTCAACGGCAAATGGCCCCTTCATAACACCCGTACCAAACAATGCCATTTCAAATGCAGCATTACGCAGATGTTTAGTGGCACCAGACTCTTCTAGCTGGTCGTGTATCTTCTTTTGCATTTTCTTTGCAGCAATTAGTGCAGGGCTAAATGCAATAGAGGTAGGTGTCTTACCCGGCCCCTCTTTTAGTTTGTCAGCAACAGGTTCCAGTTTGCCTTCCAGCACCCCAAGTTTTTCTTGTAAGGACTGCGCTGTGGCTCCCGGCGGTAAGTCTTTGCCGTCACCCGCAAAACCGTAGGGACTAGAAAGAGCAGTTTCACCACGCAATTGTTCTGGTTCTTTAGGGTCAAAATGTACATCGGCAACAACCCCCTCTGGTAATTCAGTAGGCTCAATAGATAAAGGAAAACGCTGGTTAGCAAACAGGACATCAACAATTTGCCCGTATGCTGCCAGCGTCTTAGTTTTTGTGACTTTGATAAAGACACGAGATTTTTCTGTTTCAGTAAATTGAACATCGGGACCATACAAACCACGATAATTGCGGTAGGCTTTTAGCCAGCGTTCTTCGTCCTGATACCTATAATCTTCAGACCGCTTGTAGCGTTCCATAATAAATGGGATGATATTACTTACATCTACATCGGATACGGATGTATCGTCACTGTCTTCCAGTGCGATAGCATCATCTTCAATCATAATTTCATCTTCATTCATATTGTTTTTCCTTAGTATCCAAAGGTTGCGTCTGCTACCTGCATACCGCCACCGGGTCTACCCATTGGGTCATAGTCGAATATACTAAACCTTGGTCTGGACATTATACCATACCTAAGAGCATCATACAAGTGGTCTTCACTCTTTGTGTCAATGTCTTCTGGGTTTTTCTTGTCCAACGGTATTGAGGGAAGTTGGGCCGTGAGGTTTGTGCAAGTATCAAAGAAAACAAGTCTAGGCTCCTCTGTAAATTCATCTATCTGTAGTCTGCGGTGTACTTCGTTCTTGCCAGCTACACGACTGCCCCTGCTTCTATCTGACGGACGCCAGCGACACCCACGACTAATCATTTGCTCCGCAAGAGAAGGACCAGTATCACCACGCTTATGCCAAAGAGAACTGTCCAAAACACCGTACTTAATATTGCCATCTTCCGCTTCCAAATCCAGAATCATATCTGCCAAGTCTGTGGCAAGGACTTTAGAAACGTAGAGTTCTCTATATACCACAAGTTGCTCAGAAGGCGCAACGGCAAACCAAACAACACCACTGTAGCTGCCGTAACCGTAATCGCAAGCACGAAACTTAACCCAGTTACTAGGTATACGATAAGGCTCAACAACATGAACCCGCCTATCAAACTCAGTAAAAGCAGCACCTTCTTTAATATCCCAGTCGCCCTCAAGAAGCTGCCTACGCTGCTGTTCTGGAAGCGATAGGAGCATGGCTTCGTAATCACCTGCTTGTGCAAGGTATGGGTTATCAGAAAGTCTTGCGGGTATAAATCTTCTCTTGAATAAAGATTTTCCAGCCTTGCTATGTCCTGCTGGATAGCGGAGAACTTCTCCTGTGTCTGTGTCTGTTGCATCGAAGGCTCTATTATATGGCGAAGGGTCAATGAACATTTTCTTGACCCAGTGATGACCTCTTCCGCCGGGGTTAGTCGTAGCCCTCATAAATATTGGCAAATCAGGTGCAGTAGACCGTAGACGAGAACGCATATAATTCCATGCGTATGGTGTGGCCCATTGTGTTAACTCGTCAAAGCCTATCCAGCTAAAGGCTAGACCCTGATAGCGCAATACATCATCATCTCTGTCGAGATAAGACATCCACAATCTTGCACCAGATGGCGCAGTCCACTGCATTTTTCTTTCTGACCATTTAATACCGGGCCAGATTTTCGGGTACAACTCCTGCGACTTAAATATAAGTTCCCGCAACTCCTCTGTAGTGTGTCGCAACAGAAGCCCACTAAACTGTGGATGTCCCATGTAACGTAATGGGTCAGCAAGCATAGCGTAGCTTTTACCACCACCTGCTGAACCGCCGTACAGTACTTCTCGTTCAGCCGCTGCTAGAAACTCTGTCTGTGGTCCCTCGTTTGGCTTGAACAAAACATTAGCGTGTTGTTCTATCTCGCTGCTGTCATATTCAGGTGATACAGTTTCCTGTATCTCAACCTTCGGCTTTTGAGCCTGTTCTTTGGTTACTGATTTCTTCCGCTTTGGCGATTGCCGTTTTCGCATATTCTGCCCACTTGCGGAGGCTTGCAGCTTGATTCTTACGTCTTCGCTCATTATTTAATCGTTTCCTCAACCCTACGTGTGAGATATATCTGCCAGTCTGTGTACTCAGCCAATTAGCTACTTCACGGTAGCTGTATTGATTTACGTGCTGTCTAGCTTTCTCTAACAAGTCCAATTCAATTTGGATAGGTTGAAGAATGTCGGGGTCTTCATCATCCTGTTTATATCCGAATGGTACAGTACGTGCAATACGTGGGATGGGTATCCATTCGTTTTCTTCTTTGATGTCTGTTGGCTGTGGTAGCTTCCACTTGCCTATGCTGCGTGTCATTTGTTTTTCTTTGAGCCGGGGCCAAATCTTGCAGAGCCTTGTCCAGCAGGAGTAGAACTAACTGCAGTCAAAAACGCACCAACACCGGGGATACTGCGCAAACCTAACTTAGCCGCAGCTTTTGCTAGTGTTTGTGGTTTTGCCCCTTTCATAATATCTCTTTGTCTTTTAATTAATTCTTGACGAACTTTTCTATCTCGTGTACTTAAATGGCTAGGATTAATTTTTGTTAATCTATCTAACTCCATTTTTGCTGTTGCTGTTTTTGTTGCGTTTGTTCTGGCTAACACTTTAGTACGTTTTTCTTGTCTGGATTGTTCCCGCTTTTTTTGACTGCGCCGTTTAACTCTGTTATGCTCATCTGCTTCATATGCGGCAAGACCCGCACCTGCGGCTACCGTACCTACTGCAGCAGCGCCCAAGGCATTTTTTGCAGTGCGAGATTTATTTCTACCTTTAGGAGCCACTAGTCATCATCCTCTACAATAGCTTTAGGTGGCATAAGCATGACACCGCCTGATGCTTCTACCTGCATCTTTTCTGTTTTCACCAGACCTACACGGTCAAGCAGTTCTTTAGCTGCAGACATCTTATCACGAATACCCAACTCAGTCGGGTCATACAATGCACCTGTCATCGCCATCGCAGCTTTCGGCGCATTGCGAGCCATGTACATTTGTGTTGCCTCAAGGATTTCTTCTTTAAGACCTTTAATAATTTCCGAAGTACTAGAAGAGTCAGCATATCCCGCAATCTTTTTAGCTTGTACCATATCGCCGTTTGCCTGTTCAAACAAAACGTCTAAGAATACTTTTTGCTTCATTGTAAGTTCTCTAGCCATTAATCTGTAAGTTCCTTTACAAACTTCTTTACATTTTTTGCTGCCTTATTAATTTTATCCTCAATAGTATGAGGTAAAAAACTGGTTGTCTTATTTGGATTTTTACCTGTATGATACGTTTGACCTTTAGTACCTTTTACTTTAGTAATATATCCCATCAAAATTCTCCGTTGTGCATTGCATTAGCCAGCTTTGTAGCCCGACCTTTTACCTGTCTAGCCCATCTGCTATCCAACATTTCCTTTGCGGCTACATCATACTGTTCTTCATGGATAGCTGCCCACATCTTTTTAAATTTACAAAGTCTAGGTACACCCAGATTAAATGCCATATCTATAACTATAAGTTGACGTACAGAGTCCAACCTGTCCACGCAAGGGTGCGCACGTACCAGTTCTTCCTCGACAATCTGCACGTCATTTGTTGCTAGATAGACCGCATCAGCTTCAGTGATTCCATATTCATACACGTGGTCAATACTAGGAATATCTAATTCATCTAGTTCCTGCTTTGTAATGCCACGGTCTTCTAGGTTTCGTCCGATACCAATAGTATCAATTCCAAGAGTGTCTTTATATACTTGCAGCTTTAAACCTTCTGCGGCTATAAGTTTTTCAATTAAGTAGTCTCTACGATATTTCATATACCAACAGCCCCTATTATACCACACGTATAATTAATAGTTTTCCAAGCACCATCAGATGGTATGCTTTCATGTATAGCCTTTATTTCCAAACACTCAGGCTCACCATCAAACCACTGAATAGTCTGTTTATAACATTCTCCTTGCGGAGTACAGGCTGTTAATACTAATGCCCAAATTATTGCAGTCATTTTTGTTCATGCCCCATCCATACAGCAAAGGCACCAGTCATTGCACCAACTACAGTAGATACGAATGCAGTCTGCTGTGTTGTAGCTGCTGGGCCTAAGTCCATAAACCACTGCACAACTTGATAGGCCATAAATGTCATAGCTAACATCATTGCTCTAGGTAGCAGTTTCCACGCTAGAATCTTTTCCATTGTGTACGTCATTTTTTACCAAAGAATTTTGTAGCTGAACGTACTCCAAAAGAAGCGGCAACGATAACGCCCAAGGAATATTGATACCACTCAGGCATTGCTTGTAACTGTAGGAATCCATTTGCCACCACCTCTTCCATGCCGGGAATAAATGCCAGTATCAAGGGGATGCTGAAAAGAATAGTAAGCCACTCATCCTTCCATGAAGATGCGCTACCTTTAGCCATCTCCAAATCCCAGTCAATTTCACCCGTAGCTTTTTTCTGCATCACGATAGCTTCCGCTTCTGCTTTGGCTACACGTGTCTTTGCTTGGGCTTTCTTTTCTTCTACCTTGCCCGACATCCATGTGCCAGCAAGTTCTGCAATTGGTCCAATAAGTAAATTAAGCATTAGGCTCCCCGTCTGAACTTTGCGGTTTTCTTTGATATACTTTTAGGCTGCTTGACGAATTGCTTACCAGCACGAGTTCCTGCTCTTTTAGCACGAGTGGTGGCGGCGTATTCTTGCGGCGAAAGCGATTTGATAGCAGCCTCTGGTAAGTAACGCTCACCTGTTTTGGCGGAAGGTTTCCCACTCTTGGTTCTCCACTTTTGCTTCGTCCAGTTCTTTAAACTTTGTTGTGGTGATTTTAATGCCATGAATAAGTTATACCATTATCCTACACAATTGTCAAGAGAAAAATTAAAAGACCTATACCTATAGCAGCTATTAGTCCTATACCTGCGGCAATCTTTATGTTCTCCATCATTTCATTGTGCCGCTTTATTGCTTCACGTTTTGCTTGCAGCGCAGCTTCTTTTGCTTCTTGTATACGCTTAGTTCTAATATCTACAATACTTTGCCACGTACCGGGGCCAAAGCGTAAGTCAATCATAGTGCGCATCTCTTGTATTTTTTCTTGCGCTAGTCTAGCATCTATAACTTCTTGTGCTACAGATTGTATTCCAAACTGGTCGGCTATACCTGAACCAGATTTCTTAGCCCTTTGTTGCTGTACTTGCTTCTCGCCCTCAAGTAGATTGTCTACGTACTTTGCGATGTCGCCAATATCGTTGGCGGTATTGATGGTAGATTTAATACCATCTACGGCACTCTTCACCAGTGCAATACCCGCAAGGGCTTCTGCAATCATCTCTGTTCCTCATTGGTTGGTTGATAGTCATTTGTTTTTATGCTGCCAGTGCGGGATTACTAGCATCCAGTTGCATCCACTTAGACCACTCTGCGTAGTAGTGGCGCATACCTACTTCATCGTGGATTGTGCTATTTTCATGTCGTCCATGCAAGATGTTACGGGGTTCTGTACCTTCTCGCATTGTAGTACCTTGACCTGCGACACCAATCAGGTCTTCATGTAAGTTTCTACCAAACGGTCCCCAGATTGAGTTGTGATGTTTGATACGTGTCTGTCGTTCTTCAGGGGTATCTTTCTTTAAGCCGTAGCCACGGAACTCAATTAGTACTTTGTTTGGTCCTAGCGGTGTTACGCTGTCACTACGATACGCACTGCCACGTAGGTTAAAGTTGTAGCCGGGAAATAAGTCTACCATATACCACTGGTTAGGTGGAAGGTTAGGAAAACTGAGTTCTCCTCTGTCTTCAAAACCATCGTACTCTTCGTAGTTAACTGTAAAGCTACTGACGTTGACGTGTCCGTTATCGAATGGAATATTTTTTCTAGCAAAGTACTCATCGTTAAATCCTGACACACGGTTAAAGTAATGCATAAAGTCGTGGTAGAACTCTGAGTTAGTATCGTGCCACAATTTGTAGTTAGTGTCTATTACTGCCTTGTGATAGTGAAACACTTCCATCTCTTCAGTATCAATGGCATCAGCAATACAATCAAACGCACCTGCTGTCCATTCATCTACGCTTTGTGTAGGGTTAGGGTCTAGTGTCACCCACACCATTCCGCCATGTTTTACTTCTGTGTTAAGTTTTACAAAGTCTTGCATTATAAATTGAACACGAGACATTGACCCAGAAGGAGTGGTGTGTTTATCCGTGTTGAGGTATCCCTGAATATAGTCACCATTGTTTATAGCTATTACAGGTTTACCCGCAATAGATGTAGTTTTAAAATTACCCGCTTCTGGTAATTCAGACTTATGACACATAGGCACCCAAACTTTAGAAAATATGTTTTCTTGTTCCTGCTCATACAGGCTGTGGTCAGAATATATAAGTGAATTGATGTGTTCTACTTTAGGTTTCTTTGTCCAGTCTTTATGATTACGTGGTGCCATAGTTTACTCTACAATCTCCAATATATTACCATCTTCTATTTTAACTTTTAATTCTTTGCAAGACCACTTTTCTGAATAGCCTACATTACGATGTATTTTTCTTCGGATAGAAAGACATTCAGAAAGCGAAGGGTACGGTGTGTATTCAACCTTCTCACCATTCATTACCAATAATAAAACAAAAGTAAGTTCAACCACCGTTCCGCAACTTCTCTATATTCTCTTCAAGGCTAGTAATCCGTTTTTCATAAAACTCTAGCGTTAGTTTTTGTTGCTGGTCATATGGTGCTTTACCGCCCTCTATTTCATTCTGCAACTTTTCTAGTTCGCTAGCTATGTGTTCAATCAACATAAACTGTTCACTGTCTGCTGGTAAGCTACCCATCTCACCACGAGGCCACTTAATGCGGAACTCTGTATTTTGTTCCAAATCAGCCTCCATCATAGTGAGGCTAGTTTCTAGCTGATTCAGCCTTTCTATAATACCAAAGTATGCCCACGTTGCCACAGATGCGGCAGCAACCATGCTTATGATATTACGTAGAGGTAATGCAACCTCTGTATTCTCATTGAGTTTCGTTGGCATTTGGTGTCACTGTTGTGCAAAAGCACTCTTCCCTTGAATTGTCAAACCCATGCTCTGTCAATGCCACATGGCATTTAGACAGCCACTTATGGGTGTCATGCACTTTTGTTTCTACCTCTACTGCATTGGCAGTTATGACGCAGAACATTACAACGCTAAGACTTGTAGCCACCGCCAGCCTTCTTATAAGCAGACGCAAGCATTTGGGCTTTACGTGCTGACCACTGACCTGCGCCACCGCCTTTAGTGCCAGCCTTGATACGATTAAACTGCCGCTTACGCATTGCAGGTTTTGTGTAGTTACCTGCAGCGTTTACAGTCGAACCGCCTTTAGACATACGCATCTTTTTCTTTGCAGGTGCTTTCTTTCTAGGTGCCATAATTACTCCTATGCATTAGGGTCAAAGAACTCTTCAGCCGCCACTACAACTGTCAACTCATTTGCTGTGCCAGCAGCTACAATTATCTTATCACCTGCGTGTATGTACAAGGGTTTATCTACCGTGAATATATTTTCAGAAGACTTACCAGATACATTATGTGCAGAAAACAGTGTATGCGTTGTAGTTGTGGCAGCTTCGTGATACTTGAGTGTGTAAGCTATATTGCCAGAGTTGTCGTTGCTAATCATCAAGTTTTCTACGTGAGATGAAAAGTTTGCAGGTACGACATAGCAATCAGTGTCACCTGTAGTTGTAAGTGCTGTTGCGTGTGTTACAAACTTTGAGCCGCCATTTAATACGGGCATTACTTATTCCAGTCTAGCACATCTCTGTGCTTCTTCCAGAACCAGTTACCAATAGCAGTGAAGGGCTTGCCCATATAGAGCAAGGCCCATCCAAAATATTTTACTGCTTGCTTCCTCATTTCTTTTTAGCCATCCCGCCACGCATCATTTTCTTTTTAGCCATTTTAGCCATTCCACCGCCACGCATACGCTTTGGTTGTACTGAGCCACCACGCATCATTTTCTTTGCCATTCCGCCACGTGCTTTATTTTGCACTGGAGTTTTAGGCAAAGGTATTCCTAATTCTTTTGCAAGTTTTTTTAATGCCGCCATTCGTTCTTCTCTACTAGCCATTTCTAAGTTCCCTTCTATCTAATACTAGACTCTTATACACTTCCTCTGGAAAGTGTTCGTAATACCCAGACTTTTCCAGACTCAATGCTGCATCGTCTAGCGTAGACAGTCTCTGTACAAACACCATGCAGTACACAAGACCCTCATCTGTTGCGTCCTCATCAACTAGGAAATCCAGACCCGCCTCTTCAGCGTCATAGTCTGGATGAAACACCATGAGGTGCATATCTTTACCTGCTATAGACATGGCTTCGTTTATGCCATCGCAATACCCATCTAGGTATTCCATGTCAGGTAGGTATTGATTTGCCCACACTACTATGTCATAGTCGTGCTGCTCAAACTTTTTAACTTCAGCTATCAGACCCTCTAGCCCTGTATTAATACTAAAGGATACCTTATCGTCTAGCCATGCTTGTTTTGCATAGGGGCAGGGTGGTAGGCCGTTGAGTTTTGCATTTGGTACTTCAAGAAACTCATGTGACCACTTACGTATGTCAGCTTCTATCTCATGCATAAGGATTACGTTTACGTGCGTTTCGTGTACGTGCAAAAGACCTATTGCGACTAGCTGGCTGTGTAGTTAAGTTACGTGGGCGATTATCACGTGGGTTTCCATTACGGTGAGCAACATCTTTGCCAGCTACTTTAGCACCATTCTTTTTTGCTATGGTACGTGCAGCATTGCGTCCAGCACGGTTCTTTTTCTGTGCAGGTTTGCTGTGGTAGTTCGCATACTCTTTTTTGTAGTTGCGAGATTTGTTTCTACCAGTGACAGCCATATTACTTGCCAGTGATTTTTTTGTAGGCTTCTGGGCTGGCAGCTTTGAGTGCCTTTAGGCCGGGGTTGTCTTTAACCATACCACCTGCTGCATACATATGTTCCTTGCCACCTGACATACCGCCACGCATCATCTTAGCTTTGCCTTTAGGCATTTCAGCCATGCCTACACCAATAGAGATGACAGGTACTTTCTTGGTAGCCTTGCCGCCTTTAGACATTTTATTTTTGCCCTTAGTTTCTTCAGCTTGCTTCTGTTTAATCTTAGAACCAAACATTTTTTGTACAGCAGCATCACTCATATTGTTTTCCTGCCCATACTTGATAGCATAGGCTTGCAGTTCTGATGAAGACATTTTGTCTAGTTTAGATTCAAACATTATTTTTACCTTTTACCATTTAACTTTATGTGACCAATACTTGGCAGACAGCTTAGTGGTCGGTTTCCCCTGCGCATCGTGTCTTGCGTAGTA